ATCGAAGTCGGAGGTTGAAAATATACAGAACCAGAATAAGAATCCATAATACTTTGTAAAAAGGCTTGCAATTCTAATCTAGTTCCCATTCCACACCCCTTGAATGTTAAATATAACACGTGGTCGTTGAACTTCGCTAGCTGTAATTTTCCAATTAATACCATTCCACTTCAAATATCGCATTTTATCAAATTTGTCATACATGTACTCATCTGCTAATATGCTAAAACGATTATTAATGGTAAAATTATCATTTACAGCTTCAGTATTTTCCCAACGACGATTGTCACGGAGAATATCACCTTGGCAAGGTCTTTCCTCCGTGACTGGTTCGTAAACACCAGGCGAAGTTTCCACGATATCAATATAACCTATAAATCCGTGAAACTTAGCCATAGAAGTTCTTCAGATTAGGCGTTGGCCTGTTCAAGAACAATAGCCGAGCTAGGAGTAACCAAAGCACCAGAAACACGAGTCTCAATCAAGTACTTATACTGATTGAAATCAATGTCGAAATCATCAAAGAGATTAATCTCTCCGCCCTTATCGGCACCCATTGTATAATCGGCCAAATTAACCATAATTGCACGAAGATTATACTGAGTAGCAACAGGAGTCCGATTAAGGCCTTCCATGATAGGAACTTCAACAATTTCCTTAACGCGGAACTCTAGAGCAAGATCATCAACCGAACGATATAACCGACGGCCATCGGCATCCTTCAAAAGAAGCCATGCAGTCAACTGACTCGGTGCAACAAACAACGTGGGATTACCTGCTCCGCGATAATTAACACGAGCTGAAATCATGTCGTCGATCAATTCATCATCTGTACGACCAACTGCGACCTGTGCGTGATAAGTATAGACTGCATCGTCACCCCAAATTGGGCGAACACTAGTTTCAGCAATCTTGTCATTTGATGCGCCACTTCGGCCATCTCCAACAAGAACTGCACGCGCAAGCTCTTCATCCAACATGAATCGCATCTCACGCTTCAACCATGCTACGACATTGAAATCGGTAATATCAACAACATCATCCCGATCCAACTTCTGAAGTTTATAGATGGTTGTTGGCTGGGTAGTCCGGCGTAAAATAGGGAACACCTCTTCTGCTTTCTGATTGCCAGTAATATAACCCAGGGCGCGTGCTTCATCAGCTGTAACATTAGCATGCAAAGATTTAATTCGGCTAAATGGCGTATGACGAGTATTATTCATAACTTTAGAAACCCAACCCATTTCACGAGCAATAAAGGTAGGTTCTTTAGTTACGTTCTGAGCATCTGGAAACAAGTAAGAAATATCATCGATACCATAAGTACCGGCATGTGCTAAAACAGCACTCGCATGTTCATCATTCTCAAAAGCCTGCTTCAAAGATCCACCCATCTGGATTGCTTTATTGACAAGACCCTGAAATTCTGAATGCGTTAAAGTGGGGCGGTTTGCGTCTTTTGCGCTTCCGTCAAATACATTAGTTTTCATAATTTTTGAAGTATCTCCTTCTTCAATATTGGTATTTATTACTTCTTCTGGTTCTTCAATTGCAGATTGTTTAAGTGCTTCGGCAGCCTCAGCTTTTTCTTTTGCAATAATTTGCCCAATAATAGCATAAACTGCTTTCTTTTGTTTTTCACTTAAAGTTTCAAAAACATCTCCAATTGTTTCTGGATCAGCATGAGCAAATTCTTCCCCAGCTTCAACATCTTCTTCTGTATACTCAAATTCCTCTTCAGGAATATCAAGAGCTAATCCCATAGTAATAACTGCTTCATCTTCTAAATCTGTAAAAGATCCATCAGCATGAGCAATAGCAATATTATCTATTTTAGCTCCGGGATTAGCGCCAGATAATACAAGACTTACTTCACGAATTATTCCGTGAGCAACCTGCTTAGATTTTTCTACCAAACTATTGGCATAAATTGACAGCGCAGTAATATCGCCATGTTTAACTAAAAGTTTAGCTTTCTGAGCATCTTCACTTTCATTAAAGAAACCATACGCATAAACTCCATCATCGCGATTTTCTAAAACTGCATGCCCAAGAACATTACTAGGTTCATTGTGCATGTGCTGCCAAACCAATGGTACGGTAGTTCCATCATTTTCTGAAAATGCACCAGGCAAAATTACTCGCCCATCTGTGCACTTCAGATTAGTTCTAGTGGCATAACCACCAAAGTCAAAGTTTGCACTTGGCATAATTTTAGGAACTCCTTCCATTTTGATTTGTTTCTGATGGAACTCCAGTAGGAACAATTGGAGTTGTTTCTTCTCCACTCTGATTAAGATTTTTATTCCTTAGTTCATCAGCTTTAGGATCAGAACTAGGCTTCATGCCAATGACACCTCTAAATTCATTACTAGTAACGATTTCGTTCCTTGTAAATTTATCGGCTAGTTCTGCTAACTGAGACGGAGCTACGAGTTTAAACGGATCTCTAATAGCCATAATAGACTGACCTTGTGTTCTGGCTGTTTTAGTTAAAAATACTCGTTTCATCGAATCAGTAATTGCCGCGAGAAACGGCTCAATAGTTCTGTTATAATAATTTGTCATAGCCGCATCATCTGCAGTACCTTCAAAGACTTCTTTCGTTAAACCCAACTGGCTCCATAGCATACTCGTTAGATATTCGATTTGTCCCATAAGGTTGTTTTCTGCAGGACGATTTAATTGTGTAACTTTTTCAGTACCATCAATGTAAGCAATACCGTATTTAGAATCTTGTAACTGTGATTCTATGTCAGCTCTTCGATTTTCTGCTTGTTGTTTTCTCGCAGGCGTTTTAATAACATAAGGAAGTTGAATTAACAAATCCAACTTTCCTGAACCACTTTGATTATCTATAACATCTAATAAATTAATTTTATCAATTAAACGTTTCAATGTTGAATTCGGCTCATTCATCACTGAGTATAAAGGGTTTTCTATAACTGCAACCATAGTTTTAGGTAAAGTTATGTTTTCTTTCATACCAGTTCTTTGGTTATAAAGATTAACTCTAACGTATTCTGGATACCATTGTTCTATTCTTGCAGTTCGCATAGTAAGAATGTCATATGAGCCAGTTACATATGGATTTGTGGTAGTATCGACTGGAACAACAGCCACACTTCCTTCATCACATAATGACATTACTATGTCTTGAATGAATGCTCTACCTGTTTGATCTATATTGGCTTCAAGATTCAAACAATTATTTAAACCAGAGCTTATTACTTCTAAAAATCGTTCGTTTTCATCAGTACGAACATGCTTAATACTTATTGCTGAAACATCTATTCCTATTCTGGTATAAATCGCATTGACTAATGATTGCTCATTACCCATAATAAATCTTATTCTATCTTGTCTATATCCAGAACCAATTCCAACATCATCATACATTATGTCGTTGTTTTCGCCAAAACGAAATATGTTCCATGCAGATCTAAGCCTAGTAACTAAATTGTCAGGCACAAGTGTCACCTCCTCTTTTACAAATCAAAGCTCAAAGTTTCATAAGATTTCCAGTCAAATGGACCTTTAGTAGCAGAAATAAGTTCATCGAATCTATCTTGTCCTTTGAACATTGATCCTCTAAATATAGCAGTATCTTCAAAAACGGTTATTAGTTCTGGAAATCCAACATAACCGTCATTTGTATATTGAACTACACCAGCGCCTTTTTGCCAATTGCGATCCTTTGTTGAACCTGGAACTCGGCCATCTATATGACATAAACAGCCTGGTGTTGCTGCCCATATTGGCCTATCATAAGACATAGTTTTAATTCTTTGAGATACAATTTCTTGTCTATGAATATGGCCAAATACCTGATTAACTACTGCACCATCTATTATAGAACTAGCAGTAGCTCCTGGTTTATTACGAGCAACATTACCATGAATAGCCTTTAAAAATTCATTAAGCCACCATTCCCCATCTGGATAATTACCAACATACTTAACACCCATTCGTTCAAGACCTAATAGATTATCAACGGCCATTATAGCTGAAATATCTAATTGATCTGCTGGTTTAATCATATATGCTTGAGACATGTTTCGTATCATATACTGCTCCATACGATCATCATGATTACCAATCATAACAACATGCTCAGAATTTGGAAAAGCTGCTTTAAAATATCCTATAGTCCATGCAGCCTCTATTAAAGCGGCCTGTGTTGTCATTCTAAATTCTGGTCTATTAACAAAATGATAAGACCATTCAGATAAATCTAAAACATCTCCTATCCAAATAATAACATCAGGTTTTAATTCTAAAGCTACTTGGTAAATGCCATCTATAGCTGTCCGATCATGAATTGGAACTGCCCCGGATTTGTTAATGGCTTTAAGAAATCCAAATTGCGGATCTGGAAGAAACAAAGCAGTTTTTACTTTTTTTACATCTTTAGGCCGTTTTCTACTTTTTTTAACTGAAACGCTAATATGTTGTATTGGTATTTTAGATGGTATTAATTCAATTCTAGATAACCAGGCTTTAGCTTGATATAATCTTTTAGTATTAATATCACCTTTACTTTTTACATGACCATTCATTACGCCATCAGTGAATCTAATATCTTTTTCTTCAACCTTAATACCGATAGGCCAAGAATTAGGTTGAAATTTATCAACTTTCCAAATCTTCAGGTCTATCTCAAATAATTTTAATAGTTGTTCTAAAGACATCGGACTGTCTCCTGGAGGAGCAACAATTGTCTTTTTATTAGGGTTCGTTTCTTTACTTGTATCTAACGACATGGAAAATATAATTCTCCTTTTGGATTATTCGAAGGAATCTTTATTCGCTTTATAAGCGACATAAGCATCCATCATTGCTGCTACGGGATCAATCTTTTGATCGTATCTTTTTTTAAGCAACTTTCTATTACCATTAGTATCTTCTAATGTAATACTGTTACCCATAGCAAATGACATCAGGTCTTGGTCGAAGATTAACATTCGTTCTTCGGCCAACGTCTTTAATTCTCCAAGAGGAACCGATTCTGTTCTCGCACCTTGAATAACCTTTTCTATACCAAAAGGTCCATTCTCAGATTCCCAACGCTCAACAAATTGTTTAGCATTATATGGATCATAACCTAAACAACGCACGTCGTATCCTTGATCCAGAATATATCTATCTAGATCTTCATATACATCGTCTAAGTCCAGTATAGTACCTTCCAATACTTGTAAACTAGTTTCATCCATAAAAGTTTCATACTTTATCCGCATAGCTCCTGGCAACTTCTTCAATGTTAAAGATGAAATATAACAACGAGTTTTAATTCCAAAAGAACCATTAGACAATGGAAACATGAATGTAAATGCACAAAAATCATCTCCTTGGGATAAATCAGCACCCAAAGAACATGGAAGATCCCAAAAATCTATACGTCTATGTGGTAATGTTTCTTCATAAGTAAAGAAGTAAGTGTATCCTTCCATAGGAATACCAAATCTTT